AAAATATCACTCATATATTTATATAATATAAAATTTGTAAACGTAAATATGATTCGTAAAATAAATTTATTATATTTCTAATAAAAATATAATAAATTCTATTATGAGCGATTGTACTATAGAAAATATAAATACGTTTTTTAAATTACCTATTTATTACAATAAGAATAAAATATCTATTAAAGAAAACATTGTTTCGGATTTAGAATTAATTAAAACAATAGACGCATCTAATAATTCTATTTATAGTTATTATTTTAATAATGACGTAAATAGTTCACTATCCAATGAAATAGTAAATCAAGTATCTCAATATATTTCAAATGATAGTGAATATTTGAAAGAAAATCAAAAGTTGATTAAAAAATTTGTTCCATTGGAATTAAAATATAAATATGAAAATATAATTAATATATGGAATGAGATAAAAGGTGACACTGGTTTTAAGGAACGTTATTATTATATTGATTGGCCTATGTGGGAATTTTTAAATAATTCTCAACCTTTTTTACAATTTATGAGTGTGTATAACATGACTTCGCCGGTGATATCCTTATTTGTACCAATAATTATTCTCATAATACCTTTTTTTATTATACGTTTAAAAGGACTACAGTTGACGATGAGTGAATATATTGACATATTAAAAATAGTTATTTCACAACATTCTGTTGGTAAATTATTTACTAAATTCAGTTCAGTTTCATTTCAAGAAAAAATCTATTTAATTGTTTCAGCAGGTTTTTATTTTTTCTCTATTTATCAAAATATATTAGTTTGTTATCGTTTTCATAATAATATGAAAAAAATACACACATATTTTAATGAAATTAAGAGTTATTTGTCTTATACTATTGAATCTATGAATAATTATAAATCCTATACCAAAGATCTCAAACATTATAGTCACAATACATTTATGAATGTATTGAATGAAAAAATGGATATGTTAAATGAATTAAAGTCTAAATTGGAATCCGTAACAATAATGAAGTATAATTTTAAAAAATTAACTGAAATAGGACATATTTTAAAAACTTTTTATGAAATTTATAATGATAAAAATTATGAAGAAGCTATCATGTACTCTTTTGGTTTCAATGGATATATTGATTGTATTACTGGTTTACAAACAAATATAAAAGAAGGTAAAATTAATTACACACAATTTATTCGTAAAAAGAATAAAAACGAATTTAAAAATAGTTATTATGCAATCTTAAAAGATAAGAATCATATCAAAAATACAATAAAATTAAACAAAAACATTATTATTTCAGGTCCTAATGCATCCGGTAAAACGACTATTATAAAATCAACCTTAATAAATATAATTGTTTCCCAACAATTTGGCTGTGGATTTTATGAGTCCGCTATTTTAAAACCATATGATCATATACATTGTTATTTAAACATTCCAGACACCTCTGGAAGAGATAGTTTATTTCAAGCAGAGGCACGTAGATGTAAAGAAATTATAAATATTATAGACAATGATTCAAAATCAAAGGAAACTCATTTTTGTGCATTTGATGAGTTATATTCTGGTACAAATCCAGAAGAAGCAACCATTAGTGCAATAGCATTTATGAAATATATTGTCAAAAATAAAAATGTTAACTCTATTTTAACTACACATTTCATAGATGTATGTAATAAATTAAATGATCATAATAATATTGAAAATAATTACATGTTAACTAATAAAAAAGATAATAAATTGGAATATTTATATCTATTAAAAAAAGGGATTTCCAATGTAAAAGGAGGAATCAATATCTTATATGAAATGAATTATCCGAAGGAAATTATTGAAAATACAATATTATAAAAATAAATTTAAAATATTAGTAATAATTAATAATAATTAATAATTTATATGACGTCATCAACCATACATTTATTGAAAATATTATTTTTGATGATAAATTTATTTTCTGTTATTGGTTTTGTAAATCAATTTAAATTTGGGATGAAATTAATGGATAATATAAATGAAAAAATAAATGTAAATTTCACACCTAGAAAAAATAATATTATCAGACAAATCAATGGATTTTATGGGTTAATCGGACCAAATATAAATATGGATAACAACATAACTTCATTATATGATTTATTTATGGGAGATGGTATAATTCAAGGTGTTTTTTTTGAAAATGGTAACTTAACCTTTGTTAAACATTTAATTAAAACAGAAAAAATACTATATGAAGAAAAATTTGGAAAAATACCTGTTAATAATAATTATTTAACAATTCTTTTCTTAGCATTAAATAAAATTAAATTATTTCCAAATGTACTTGGAATGGCAAATACTGCAATTTTAAATGTTAAAAACAATAAAACAGACAATTATTATGCATTGTTTGAACGAGATCATCCATATTTAATAGATATAAATTTTAAAAACAAAACTATAAACACTATAAAAAAAATTAATATTAATTCGTTATCTCATTTTTCTGGTCATTCAAAAAATAATCAAAAAGGAAATGTAGAAACTATTGACTATAACATTATAAATAATAATGTTAACTATATTGTTTTAGATAATAAATTCAAAAAGATAGAGAACATTGCCTTCAAATTTAAGTATTTACCTATCATACATGATTTTTATGCAGATGAAGATATAGTTGTTTTAATTGATTCTCCGTTGTTCATAGATTTTACACAAAATATTAAAAATAAAATGCCTCTTTATTTAGATAAGGTGAAAAAAACATTTATTTATGTCTATGATAAAAAAAGTAAACAAACAGAAACATATTCTTATGATAATGGATTTTACTCATTTCATTATGCGTCTGTTAAAAATACTAAAGATACAATAGAAATTTATATTTCATTATATGATGATATTTCTTTTACAAATGTTAATATCAACGGTAAATATCGTAAGATAGAAATAAACAAACAATCAAATAAAGTTACTATTTATAAAACTAAAGATTTGGAAAAATACAATTTAGATTTTCCAATAGGTTTTCATGATAAAATTGTTTCTAGAAACTATGACAATAGGAAAATAAATGGTTTTGTCATTACAAAAGGATTGAAAATTATGAAAAAGTTGTTTTTTAAAAACAAACGAATATGCGGAGAGCACAATATTATATTTATAAAACACACACCACATCTAGTATTTTTCAATATAGAAGAAAATAAATTACTTAAAACAAAACAAAATTTGTTAACATTAGTTAATTTATATAATTATGAATTTATTGACATACAATTAAACCATGATTTATCACTAGGTTTTCATTCCATATTTTCATCATAATAATAATATTATTATAAAATAGTATCAAACAACAATTTTATAATATAATAATCTTATTTAATATCCTATCTAATCTCGTATGAGATCAAAAAAGAATAATTGAAATAATCTACCATTTTCTTTAGTAGTTCCAAAATAAGTAGATGCAGCATGAATCATTTTTGCATCAAACAAAACAAGACGATTATATCTATTTCCCACCACATCTACTACATCAAATTCTGTAGGATCTAGAAAACCATTCTTAAAAACAATATGATAATCATCTTCCGGCTTCATTTTTTTTGTGTGTCTTGAACGGTAAAAAGAAGTACCTGATTGAGGAGGTGCATCTGGTGTTAAAAAAATAATTCCTGCATATTCTTGTCCATCATTATGATATACTAATTGATCACCGCCAATACAGTATTGAAAACAACCATTTACACCATATCTAGTCCAATCTTTAATTTTACAACCTAAAATATTCTCAAAATTCTCTTGCAACCCATCAAATAAAAAGAGTTCGTCAGTCCTTTTACCTTTATGGTATTCTACATGATAATGAAAGTCTTTGGTCAATGCAAATTTACGAACTGTGTCTGGATTCTCATAAAAATTATCTACTACTACAAAAGATGGAATATATTTAGAAATTTTTTTAGTATAAAACTGTTTAAAATACTTTTCAAATGTAAAAATAGAATTCCATTTTTCATCAAAATACATTTCCAATTCAATATCATTAATATTATTTTCAATTTCACAAATTTCAAATTTCCAACCACATAATAATTTGTCTTGAGAATCAAAATTATAACTTCTAATAACATCCATTCTAGTATTATCTAAATCGTTTATAGGATAATTAATGAATCTAATATCAGAGACATTATCTAGTGAATATTTCAATCTAATTTCACATATATTATATATATCGTGAAAACACCAACCTTTTATTTTAATTATTTTATCATTTTTATCAAAAGAATCAATAAACCCTCTAACATAAGGATGATTTGTAGTATGATGAATCATATAATAATATAATTATTCATATATTTTATTTTTATATATTTTACATGCTTATTAATTTTCTAAAATACTGATTACTTTTTTAAAGTAAAATTCGTTAAGGAAACAATATATTTATATATATAGTTTCTAATAATGTCTATATTATCAGATATTTTCAACCCAACATTATTAATCTTTCTTGGAATAACTTTATTATTATTAGCTCTTTTAGTTTTATATTTTGAAAATAAAATGAGAAGCCAGAATCATAAAATCGCGTCTATGTTAAGTTTAGTTTCATCTTTAGCAGAAGAATCTGGTATGATAAAAACACAATTAACCCATATGAATAATGGTGTTATTCCTGTTCCAAATAATATGATGAATGATACAAATGTAAATATTCCTGAGGATATTAAATATTTTCATCCTAATTTGATTACTGTATCAGATAATGATGCAGATGATGAAACTGAAGATGAAAATAGCGTTGATGATAGTGAGAATGATTCCGATGATAGTGATAGCGAAGACAGTGATGAAGATAGTGACCTTGATATAGAAAATATGGATGATCTATTAGATAACGATAAAAATAAAAATATTACCATTAATGAAATAAATGAAAATGATATTAAGGTTTTAAATTTAGATAATTTAGATAGTGATTATTATAATGTTGAAAATGAAAATGAAAATGAAAATGAAAATGAAAATGAAGATGATGATGATGATGATATTTTAGAAGATTTAAATTTTGATAAATTAAGTGATAGTGATAATGAAAGTGAAACAAATGATGATAAAAAAAAGACTGAACTAGACTCTAATTTGGAATTAAATGAATTAAATGAAAATAGTAATTTAAAATCTATAAAAATTTCTACTTTAGAAGAAGATAAAATACCACAAGAAGTTATTGATTACAAGAAATTGTCTTTAAATAAATTAAAGTCTATTGTTGTTGAAAAAGGATTAGTACAAGACTCATCTAAATTGAAAAAACAGGAATTATTAAAATTACTTAATGTAGAATAAACAATAAATATTATCTTATATTATAATAACTTAAAGTATGTCTTGGGGAGTTTGTTATTCGGGCTCAAATAATATTCATTTTAATTTTCCACCAATAATGTCAGATGGTCGCAATTATGCATCGTGGCAACCTGAAGCTGTTGTTAATAATCGTATTCAACAGCAAGAAAATCTTCATTCTAACTGGTCTTACCGACAATATTTACAAAAAAATGCATTACAAATCATGAAATACAATTCAATGGAATCCTGTTATGAATTAGGGTTAGATCCTCATACTGAAATAAATACTACTCCTTCTAGTAATGTTCCTTTTAGTTTTAAAAACGCATTTGATACAAATACTCCAGGTTTTGGGTATTCCAATAGTGATTTAAAAAATCCTTATTTATCCAGAGAGCAATTGAATTCACGATTAATTTCACCAGCAATTAATCCATCCAATTTTCAAAATGTAATTAATAAGTAATAGGCTATAAGCAATAAACAATCATCTAAATAAAATACATAAAGAATTTTATTGTTCTTTATGTATATGTGTGTACGTGTTCTTTCAATTGATGTTGGTATCAAAAATTTAGCATTTTGTCTTTTTGAAAAAGGAGAAAATTCAACCCATTTTAATATTATTAAATGGGACGTAGTCAATTTATCTCAAGAGGATGAAATACCTAAGTGTGTATGCATTGATAAAAATAATATTTGTAACAAACCAGCAAAATATGAAATGAATGAATCTTATTTCTGTTTAAAACATTCAAAAAAACAAAACTATCAAATACCAACTGCTGAACTAAAACAAAGTTTTATTAATAAGCAAAAGATTCAAAAACTTATTGACATTGCAGATAAATATAATATTTTATATGAAAAACCTATTAAGAAAAATGATTTGATATTCAAAATTAATGATTATATTAGTAATAAATGTTTCAAAGAGATATCCAAAACTAATTCATCCCAAGTAGATTTAATCACTATCGGTAGAAACATTAAAACAAAATTTAATAAATATTTTTCAAATGATTATAAAATCAATTATGTTTTAATTGAAAATCAAATAAGTCCTATTGCAAATCGTATGAAAACAATTCAAGGAATGATAGCTCAATATTTTATAATGAATAATAATAGTGAGCATATTGAATTCATTTCTTCTATAAACAAATTGAAAGATAATAAAAATAACAATAAAGAAAATAAAGAAAATAAAGAAAAACCAGATAATGATTATAAATCAAGAAAAAAACAAGGAATTACAAAATGTTTAGAATTTTTAACCAGCGATCATCGTTTTAACGATCAATTAGAATTTTTTAATAATCATAAAAAGAAAGACGATTTATCCGATTGTTTTTTACAAGGTTTGTGGTATATTAGTAATAAAAATACATAATTTTTATTTAATTTACATTTTAAATAATATATATATTAATTCGTATTACTTAAAATTAAATGTTCTTATTTAATGAATAATGAACGACATAATTGAGATTTCTGAGTTGGAGTTAGATAATAATCATTTTAAAGAAACCAAAACTAGTAATTTTGGCGGAGGATTAGAACTTTTAATGAATGATAGAATAAAAGATGTAAAACCTAATAGTGACATTGATTTAGATGATTTGAACAATTTAGAAAATGAATTAAATGAACTAGCAGAAGATATTCCTAGTCAAAGTTTTAAATCAAAATCCGATATTTTTACTATGGGATCAAGTAATGGTAATAATATTAAATTTGACGATTCTTTTAACTCAGGAGGTGTTAGATTTAGTGATGAGCCAAGCATTGGTTTAGGAGCTTCTGCTGCAGAATCATTAGATGATGGTAAAACTTGGGATGGATATAGTAAATTCAATAATGTACCTTTAAACCCTGATAAAAATGTTTTTTCCTCTGGACCACAGTTATCAAAAGAAGAATTATTGAGAGAAAAATTTAAATATTTAAGAAAGT